AGTAGGTGTAGGCGCAAGCTTGTGCTCTAGACTGCCAATCTTCCAAACCCTTATCTTAGAAGTAGCCCCGTCGAGAGCAGCCTTATCTGTTAATTGTAATCTTTGGTACTGATTAATAGGCTCAAATGCAGAATAGACAAGAGGATCGGCCCATGTTTGCCAGTCGTCCTTCTTGTAATGATAGATGCTCGTTTTATCTGGAGGCAGAAGCAAGTTACCATCCCCATTAACGGCTTTAATAATATCAGGAGAGATGTCTTTTAACACTTCTCTTATTTCGGGGTCTCGACTTTGCTGCATCCTATTTATCTGAGATTTCAGATTTGTAGGTATCTTAAGCATAAGAAGCTTTTTATCTGTAAGAGATGCGAGGGCTCCCCCAACAGGCTCAACCAAGATAGGATCGATAAAATTGTATCTCCAAGGAATTTCCCCCTTGCTAAAGAATACGTCGTCCCTCTTGATATCAATTTCTTCTGCGGCGACTGATCGCTGCATTTCGGCACGCTTCTTCTTGTTTACTTTGGCTGTAAAACTCCTAATAGGAACATTTCCTTCTCTGAAAAGAAGATGGGCCAGTCTCTCTGATACGTGCTTTCCTCCTACATTCTTGAACCAGTCGTTCATAAAGTTTTCTACTGATTTGTTAGGGTGAGCAAGTCTAATACCCTGACAAGTAAAATCCCCCATAAGATCTATAGCGTTATGGATAAGGCCAATTCTTCTATAGGCATATCTGCCGAAAGATATGATATCCTTTGGTTTCGTAGGTGCAGCCTGCCCCGGTCTGAACCAATCGAAATCCGCAGACCTTAATCCCGGCCCACCATCAGCATATGTGGTTAACCCGGAGTAATCTCTTCTGTTAGCAATAGAATGAGCGCTTTCCTCTAAAGCAGCAGCATAGACTTGAGAAGCTTCTGCTTGATTATCTTCCCAGCTAACGAAAGCCTCTTTGCCTGCTATCGCCTCCGCGTCTTTAATAGCGGACTTAGGATATCTTTTTTTACTCATATTTTTCTCAATAGTTAATAAAGTGCATTCAATACATATTAATAACTACACCAATACCTATTACTTCCGCCTAACCACCATGACACTTCTAGGATCGAACCCTTTCGCCCAATCCTGCCCCTGATACATCGACTCCGACCTCCCTTTTCCTACAGTCCCATCAGCGACTCGGCCAATTGCAGAGTAAACAGGTAGGGGAATTTCTCTAGCTATAGTTCTAGCTATCATATTTGCTATTACCAAAGCACTATACCTATCTTTCCGTAGCCGCCCCTTCTTGCCCGTGTCAAGCTTAATCTCAGGTGTATCAAATCTTTCCCTGCCAGAGGTAGTTCTAGTAACGACGATAGTCACAAGCTCAGCCTTTAATTCCTCTACATCCATAACAGCATCTTCAAAGGTATCATATAGTTTAAGGGCACTAGTATCTCCAACCACATCTTTAAGCTTATCAAACCTGATCTTGTCTTGCTCGGTTGTCATGCTTAAAGTTATTTGGTCAAATCGTGGGAATAAGATAAATCTGTCTTCCATATCCTTCCTGAGACCATGATTAGCTTTAGATGTCCACTCAGCACTAGCGAAATTTATCAACTCAAGTATGTGCGAGCCAGAAAGTCGATCTGTCTCTTGCTCTTTACCCTCTTCTATTGCTGGGTATATAGGTACTTCATTAAATTCTCTTCTTATCTTGTCTTCGTCCCTAAGACCTTCTGCTATCTGGTAACCACCACCCTGAGAGTCAATCCCGATCCTAACGCATGGAAACGCCAGCATTAGATCACGAATCTTCCTTACGCAAAACCCATAGTAATCACTCATATCTGTAAGACCCAATTTCTTACGTGTCTGGAAATCCTTCTTATTTGTTGTCCACACATAGACCACTCTTTGATGTTCTCCATGAAGTTCCATAACAATAATAGCAAAATTGTCTATTTCAGAAGCGGGGTCAATGCCAAACACATATTTCCTGTCGGAGTGCCCCCTAGTCATAACGTCAAAAGGAGACACACACCAAGACGGCCAATTATCCTTCTCTATATTGGAGTCTTTAGCTACACAGTTCTCTATAATGGTTCTTTTAAAGAATCCGGTTGAGTCCTTAGAGAAAATAGCTCCATATTCTTGGTTATAGGTTCCTGTATGCATCGTAGCTCTAGATCTTGATACTTGCTGGTCGTCCATAAATCCTTCAGGTATAAGCTCATAAGGTATGCGGAAAACACTAAATTTAGTGTGATCCAGCCTTTTCATATACTCAGGGATCTCGTCCCCTTCTATGTCCTCCCCTAACTCCTTGTTAATCTTACTTATATCCCCACGATTCTTAATGGTGGACTTGTATTTTCTCCAATAGTTAGCATAAGGCTCAAAATCGTATCCAGCCGTACCAGACAGAATCGACTGGTTCTCGTGCTTCTGTTCCTGATAGGTCTCCTCATGGGTCTCATCCCAAACGCCATCTTCTTGCCTCTTCTTACGCTCAGCAGCCGCTTTAACATTTCCAGTCGGATCTTTAGATACTGACGCAAAACCGGCAACAACCGTTTCATAAATTTCTACTGGGATACTGTTAAATTCATCAGCAATAATAGTATGGGCTCTTAGACCTCTAATCTTATCACCCGTGCCCAGAGGAACGGCAATCGTCCAACTATCATTGATCTTAAGGGTACAGCGGTCAATGTCTCTTCTCGGCCCGCTTTGATCTGTACACAGACTTCTGAGGATGGGGGCATTCCTCCATATTGTGTCCATATACTCAAAAATGACTTTTGACTGACGGAAGGCCGCACCAACGATTACGATCTTGCTCTCGGGTATTATTAAGCATCGTAAAGTAGCATAAACAGCTAGAAGAAAGGATTTGCCAAATCCACGAGATGCTATATACATAGGGAAAGCTTTAGTCCAAAGCTCTTGCATAATAACGACCTGTTCTGGCAGAAGATCTATATTAAGAAGGGTCTTCGTTGTCCAGTGAATATATTTAGGGTCTCTCATAAGGCTTAAGACATGCAGATGGAAGTTCTCCTGCTGCCAATCGGTCAGATCAAGCAGCGGATTTTTCAGCCCTTTCACATCCTCTTTTTTAAGTCTCAGCCAAGCATATTCATAGCCTTCTACATCGTAACTCATAAGCTCTTTTCATTAATCTATAGGCGGCTTTCTCTGCATAAGCCCTATCATAACAGGCTAATACATGTATGCCGTATTTTTCTCTTGCTATCGCTATTGTACTATCTATAAGGGCAATAGGGATTTTCGGTTCCCCTGATTTCCACATCATTCTTTTCTTTATATATTTAGGGACACGGGCCGAATGAGGATAGTTCTCTATGTCTTCCCAGCCGAACTCAAATATCAGATATGAATGCCTGCATTCGCTCATGCGGGTCATACACTTACGCCAGCGCTCCTTCTGGGTACAATTCTGGGCAAACTCTTGTATGCTCTGTTTTCTTTCTATGCAAATAAGATCTTCGAACCCCTCAAGGGTATAATCTCCTGCATGGACCTTTTTGATTATAGTGCCACTGCAATATGCATTTTCCTCATACATCCATCCGTGATTCGGTTTTTCTCGGGTATCCCTAACAACAGTGAATTTGGATTTGCTCATTCTCTTCCGTTCTTAAAAATTCGTATCTCAAATAGCCCGGAGGAATCCCACCTGTATCCTGCCAGTACTTATCAGACGGTGGACCCCAATCGGATTTATCTTCCCACCAATCATCACCATCGAAATACGAGTAATACGAACCAGTAGCAGCTATGTGGTACATACCGGGGATTGTAACATCCTTCTTTTTAGGATAATCGCCGTAATCAGTACTAGCCCCATTCGCTGCCCTGCATTGACCAGTCAATATTACTTCGTTAGTCCTAAGATCTTTAACCCCATAAGGCGGGCCTCTAAAATCACACATACGGCCATATCTCCTTTAATGTTTCGTTTACCCCGTCAATATAAACTATCCATCTGCCATACTTGCCGGTCTTTTCTGCCCTAATCGTATTCCACCCTTCCTTGTCCATATTTTTATAAAGTAGTTCAATAAAGAGATTTGTCGCCCTGTGGAAATCAGCTTCCCCTCTTTCAGGGGTATTGACTTCTGCAAGGCGACCGTTAATCTCTATAAAAGTATGAAAGCCTAAATCAACCGTGAATATCACGGAGTCCCCATCAATTACACGCTTGACCTTAGCCTTGTACTGATACATTACTTCTCTACTTTTTCTACCTTATCCTTATTTAGGGACATAATGGTAGGATAGTTTTTCGAGTCATCAGACTTCTCAGAAGCGGACTNCACAGAGTTATCTTCTGGCTTGATATTCTTAATCTCTCTTAAAGAGGGGATATTCGCTTTGGCGTCTAGAGCCCACATAACATTGCGGTCTTTGCACCATCTAGCCATTCTTCTTACAGGAACGGTAAAGTTGAAGGTTTCACCGGCCCCACGCACAAGCATCCCAATATACTTACCGTCCGTTAGGAATACTCCTCCACCAGACGATCCGGGGAATGCGGAACACGTAGTTTGGTCAAAAACAACACCGTCACCACTTCCAAGGCTTAATACTCGACCTGTCTTAGACATAATACCTTTGGTAACAGAGTTAGATCCACCCTGACCTAAGAGCGAGCCTACATGAATAAGGTCGGTTCCAATATCAACAGGCTTGTTGTCAAGATCGAATTCAGCACCGAATGCGGTGTACTGTCTGTCTCTGACTAGCAAGAGGGCAAGATCTTCACCGTCTTCTGAATCAGAGTAGAGAACAACTTTCCCATACAGTCTGACCTCACCTGTTTTACGTTTAGTATCTGGATCTCTCAGCTCCTTAACTATTTCAGCGTCTCTGAACTCCACTATAGTTTTGGGGATACCGTTAGGTCCAATAACAATGCGGGTCGATCTCAACCCGTTAACAACGTGAGCAGCCGTCCAGACGAAATTAACCTTAACAGTTTTCTTATCATCCTTCGCCAACTTCACATCTCTGGTGATCAAAACCCCTGATCCAGACCCACGATCTGTTTGGATAGTAACACTAACATCTAAGAGGTGATGTATTACCTTAGTTTCGGCAAAAGATACACTAGCCATTAACATAATAGCTACAAATATACTAGCTACTTTGCACTTCATAAGTCTCTCCTTTTTTCGTTATATTCTTTAATTTTGTCCAACATCTGCCACTCAAGCAGTTTGAGGAAGAAAGATTCGAAATCCCTCTCTTTACCCTTTACACTTTTGTGGCACCGAGAACACAAAGTTATACCGTTAGCAAGAACAAATCTTAAGCCGGGATTATGAGCCCACATCTTAATATGATGCACTTGCAACTTTTTATCTGATAAACATCCCGGCCATTGACAGCGATACTTATCCCGCGCTTTAACATCTTTCCTCCACTGAGAATAGATTGGATCTTGATAATCCCTATTCTTGTTGAATGTCCTCTTATATGGTCGCTTGTTGTGATTTCTTCTTCGCCGCATTTATATCAGACTCCACCATTTCTTTTACTAGTTCATCAAATGCAATTTCTGTTTGCCATCCAAGATCATTGTAAATTCTCGTTGGTTTACCACACAGGTATTCTACCTCTGCGGGTCTATAAAATTCTTCGTCTACAACCCAGTAATCCTCATGATTCTCTATGCCTATATGCAGAAAAGCCTGCTTAATAAACTGTCTCACGGAATTAGTCTTACCAGTAGCTACTACATAGTCGTTTGGAGATTGAGCCTGATTAATCAAATACATAGCCCGAACCACATCTTTAGTATGTGACCAGTCTCTAAACGCATCTACGTTCCCAAGTCGCAGCTTGGGAAACCCTTCAGAGTCTGAAAGAGAGTTATAAAGTCTGTTTTCATTGTCTTGTACAGGTAGATTCAAAATTTGACCCATTTCATTCGACGGGTCATGCCATTTCACAAATTCCCCTATCCACCTAGTAATCTTCCTAGTAACAAACTGTTCCCCACGACGAGGAGACTCATTGTTAAAGATAATACCAGCCGTAGCGTACAACCCATACCCATCCCTATATATCCTGACTAAGTCATGAGCAGCTAATTTAGCTACAGCATATGGGGATTGAGGCTTGAAGGCTGTCTTTTCGTCCTGAAACTTTTCCACCGTGCGCCCATCAAAGAGATCTGGGATGGCAATATAATTGCTCCCGAATAATTCCGAAGTTGACGCTTGGAAGAACTTAGTCTTTGGACTATACTTCTTTATAGCTTCAAGGAAATTGAGGGGGCCTTTCGCAACAACATCAAAAGTATAGAGAGGTTGCTTGAAAGACGTACCTACATGGGATTGAGCCGCAAGATTATAAATCTCGTCGAAACAACCAGTTTCCACTATTGAATACACCGATAATGTATCAGAGACCTCTCCTTCCACTAAAGAGATGTTGGGATTATTTAATAAATGCTCGATTCGCTCGAAGTTAGACACACTACTGCGCCGTACTAATCCCACTACTTTATAGTCTTTTTCCAGCAGATACTCGGCTAGGTATGACCCCACTTGTCCTGTTATGCCTGTTATTAGTGCTTTTTTCATTTGTCTTCTCCTAGATCCTTTAGTATCAGGGTTTGCTTCTCATTTAGAAGGAGTAAAGTATACAGGAAAACATTCTTTCCCATCTCTACGCTAATATATTTGTCTACGAAGGCTGAAGCGTTTTCGCACAGACTCATCTGTTGCTCCGGCTCTTCGCGTAAATGGACGTACACGTCCATCAGGGAATCGATGTCCATCTCAAGGAAATGGGTGCCGTTTTCTAAAAGGGGATAATACCACTCAATATAATCCTTGAACCGATTCCTTATCTTAAGGACAACGCTATTCGATTTGAGCTGCCAAGGGAGTCTCGCCCAAGATGACACATGCCCGTCTACACACACCTGATATTTATATCGGAACTGCGTGGCTAGAGCCGTTCTAGACTCTACATCTTTGAAAACCTTAGACCCTTTCAGAGCGGGAAAGGCACTAAAGATGTCCTTTTTTACTTCCCCCCATTCTTCTTCATCGAAGCCCGGTGGCATTATAACATCACAGTAGAAATGGTCGGGGCTATACGCAGCCATCTCTGCCACTTTAAGGCGCTGATTCTCTTGTATGCCATATCCGTCGCATGCAATGTTGGTTACTGACCCCGCAAAACACATCTTATCGTGCTTATGGAATAAGGGTAGATCCTCCATGTCTACATACTCAAACTCTGGGTAAGATCCCAGATTATTTAATGAGGGGATTAATATGTTGTTTGAATAAGCCTCTTTCGAGAAAGCTAAGCAGGGGATGTGCTGCATAGCGGCGTTTGACTTATCCGAGAAACACATTGGGATTACTAGATCGAGCCCACCAAGAACCCCATGCTCTTCATGAGCCTTCTCGACTATTTCGCTTATGAAGCGGCATCGAGCCCCAACTATTGCTTTATCCTTAAAGTTCTCCTGCCCCTTTAATATTCCCACCTTCCCCTTTTGGAATCTAACGATAAGGT